TGCTTGGACCTATCGTCACGGAATGTGGTAATAGCACCCGTAGTATGATCTTGAGTGTGTCTCCAAATTCTAGATAGACTGGATTCATTCATATCCATAGGTTTTTTCCTTTCTACTTAAAAGTCTATAGAGCAGGCTCCACCAGCACACGCAGCAGCACCAAGAGTATCAACATCAGTAAACTTCTTTTCTGATAACTCAGAAATCCATTCTACTTGAGTGTAAGACCGTTTAATCTTTTCCCATTTATGCACAAGATATGCATCTTTCAAACAGTACTCAGTTTTCTTCAGATCACCTTCAAGGTATTTAGCAGCAAATGCTGTGAACCTACGCACCCAATCTTTCTTCAGTGTGTTCTTAGAACTTTCAGCAGAGATATCTTCACCATATCCCTGTGCAGTCATACAACCCATCCAAAGGTCATCAAATGCCTGTAGACCATCTACAACTAGACCAGATGCTAATACAGCAGCCACTCCATACTTTTCAACCATTTTCTCAGCGTCGAGAACTTCAGTGTTTGGTGCTTGATTGAAATCTTTATCACCAGAAGTAGACAAGAAAGAAATACCAGCAAAGTTATCCCTATTGCTATAAACATATTCAGCAACATCATCCCAATCCTCTACTAGAATAGTATTAGAAACGTTATGTGATACTGTAGGGTCTGCACATAGTTCTGGATTCTTACCAGTGTTTACCCAATGCTTTTGTGCCTTGGCAACTAAGTCAAGGTGGTCAGTTCCAATAAGTTTGTCTTTCAGAATAGAACCTTGCTTGGGTGTAATAGGGAACGAAACAACAAAGTCAGTTCCATTAGCAGACCATACAGAGTCTTCTACCATGTTAGGGTTAGTCTTAGCAATCAACTGTGCAACTTCAGAGTCTTTGTTCAGTTGAATGTTTCTAATGTATTGCTCAGAGTGTTCAGCATGAATTCCGCTTGCAGTGCCAAGGAGTACAGAAGCATTGCCAGAAGGCTTAACACAAGTAGTCCGAGCAGCAGCATTAATACCAAGTAACTCAGCAACTCTTTTATTAGTTTCTTTAACAATCTCTGCACCCTTTTCTAGAATCTTACCATCAAAAAGAATATCAGGATTATTCATCCATCCAGTGATAGACACACCAAGAAGTGCCTCACGGTCAAAGATTGCTTTTGTTGTATCAGGCAAGTATGTAAAGTTTGTATATCCTGCCTGTAGTGTGCCAAGAATAGCACCAGCTTCACATGCCTTGTAGAATGACTCTTCATCTACACACAGTCCACCGTTAATCTCTGTCAGGTTACAACCCTGCCAACCAGACTCACCATCAATCTGTGGGAACATACCAATCTCTACACATGGGTTAGTTGTATGCTCAGTAGATTCTACAAATACAAATCCGGGTTCACCAAACTGCTTAATGCTGTCCATGATGCCCATAAACTGTTCTTTGCTAGTTTCTTTACGAACAATAACAGCAGAGTTATTAGACCTTGCACGTTGTGGATTATCAGTAAACCAGTTGCCTGTCTTAGCATTCATCATCTCTGTATCATCAGGAGAGAACAGACAGATAGTAGCAGACCGACGCACACCACCTGACAGAACAGCATCAGCACAGTGCATGGCAATATCATAGACATGAATAGGACGTAACTGCACAGGTTCCTTAGAACCCATTACAACACCTTGGATAAGGTATTCAATGCGGTCAAGTGCCTGACGCAGACCATCTGGACCCGGTGCTTTAAATCCACCAGAAATCTTTGCACCCTTGGGACGAATGTTGGTCATGTCAAAGAATACTCTACGACCTTCAAACTCAGGGTAGTTGCCACCACCAACAAAGTAAGATGACATTAGAACATCTAGAGCAGAAGCCCAACCTTCAATACTATCTTCTACAATATAACCTTTTGCTTGTTTCCTACGTTCTTGGATAGCAGGAAGTTTATTAACATGGTGGTTCTGGACAGAGAAACCTGCACCTGCACCACATAAAAGAATATAGAAATATTCACCAAAGAAAGATGCACGATCTACATAAGAGGAAGTGCAGTTATACATTTTCATTTGATGCTTAAGCAGCTGGTCACCACCAAACTGTAAAGCACGTTGTGCGCCTAGAACACGTTTTTCTTTATATGCACTACTAGCAGTTGCCATCTCATTTGCAAGTGCAGTAGACATCTTATCTTTATAATAACCTTTGTGCATTGCCATTACACGGTCAACAGATTCATCCCAACTTTCATATCTGTTTTCGTCGTCAATATACCGTGAATAACCTTCATAGAATTTAGTTTGGGACAAAAAATCCCTCATGTCTAGACCGTTTGTCATAGAACGTACCTCTTATTTTGTATGGATTTGTGTAATTAGTATACTACTTATACTATCTTATTTTTTACACATTGTCAAGTTATTTTAGTTTTTCAACTGCCCGTGAACCAAACCAAAATGAAATGATTGCTGCAAAGATAGATTGGGATTGTGGATCCCATATTACATCAGATATTGCTGCCATGTCCTGTCCTGACCGCATTGCTTCCATTACAAGGACTATTTTATAGAACAGAAAGAAACCAAAGAAACAGTATGTGATGATTGGTCGCACACCTTTTTTAAGTCCTGCAAAGAACCCTGTCTCTTTAGAGATAGCAATATCATGTTCGATTAGACGTTTATGTTCTTCATGGTGAGCCATGTCTTGTAGATGATCAAACTCAGCATCTTGCATCTGCATCTTAATATCAGCAGACATTTTCATCTTAGCAAGTTCATGCTTCTGTTCACGACCTTTATTAATCGTCTCCAAAATCTTTGGAGCAAAGGAAGTGCCGAAACCTAGAACAGAACCAAGAAGTGCAAACATATATTACCTTTACGATTCTTTAAAGGTTTTGTTTTTGAGCGTATATACGGTAACTCTATTGCTGGAGTCATCAATATCTACACTAAACCTCATTTTACTAGCAAACTTTTTTATCATCGTATTGTATAATCTAGCACGACTCAAATTAGTCGTGCTTTTAGAAGCGGGTCTTCCGTCAAAAGCAGCATCAAAAGTGTCATCTTCATATTCTTTATCTGCACTAAAAGTTACAGTTTTGATTTCATCTTTTTCTTTATCAATAATCATTTTCAGACCTTGAATTACTGTAGAAAAAATTCTAAATTGGTCACCTTTACCTGTTTTAGAGAACCTATTGCCTACCGAAAAATCTAATTCAAAATTATTTTTTCCGAGTCTACCAAAATTCTCTAAGCTTATACGAATTTCACCTTGAGGACTATCAGCTGTTAGTGAAGCCATTTTTCTATCTTTCAGGGCAATATTAATCTTTTTGAACTTGTAAGGTTTATCAAAAAGTTCATTCAAATATTCTTCACTTAGTTCATCATCTTTCTTTTTACGTCTCACAAATGCCTTAAACTTCATGTGTGTAGGAATCATTGCAACGCCAGCGGTCGTATTTGCTATTTCTTCTTCAGCCTTCTTTTTCTTTTTGGGCTGAATCTCTTTTAGAATCTTCTTTTTGTCAAGTGTGTTAACGTTCATTTCAGTTAGAACTTTTTCTACATTGACATCATAGTGTTCTCTCAATAGAGCTAACGCAGCAATATACGAAGCGAGCCTGGACTTACCGCCAGGTGCAGTTTCAATCAATCTTTTTAAATTAAATACAAGTCTATGAAACAAGTTAAAAGCGTTACGCTCTTCCTGGTTTTCAACTTTTTTGTCTTTTAGACGTTTACCTGTTTCATCGATGATTCCAAGTTTATATGCCTCGGTCTCTCTAAATGGAGTTACCAAGAGCTTTAAGAACCTATAGGTATAAATGGTATCTGCAATTGTTGATACAGCCATTAAATATTCCTTAAAACTTTTACAACTTTAGGATCCATATCGATCCCGGTTAAATCATCTGGTAAAATATATTTTAGCTTTACCAAAAACGGTTTTATTACAGCCCAGCAATTATACTCTATTTTAAGAGCCATAATCTTAATACCAATATTTATAGTGAACACATTACAAAACACAATAATATGGTTCATTAATAGTCGATCAGATAAATCCCCAGTGTCATGGTACCGATTAATGAGTCTTTTAATATACTTGATACGGTTCAAGTCTTCATAAAACTCATCAGTACTAGAGCACTGGGGATTACTATAATATTGTGCAGCGACGATAATATAATTTTCTTCAGTTACGTCGACATGTTCATTGAATATTTTCATAATTTAGATTTGGGATTCAAGTTCCTCGATCATTTTAGCTTTGCTTTGAGACGTACTAAGATTAATGCCATGCTCTAATGCAGCGTGTTCTGCTAGCTCAGCCTTAGTCATACTATCATGATCGTGATTTACTGGATCAGCTTCAATAAGTGGCTCTAGTGCTTCCTCTAGATTTTCTAGAATTGGATCAGCTTCAATAAGCACCTCTGGCGCAGGTGCAGAGGTAGGCTCGGAACCTGCCATATATTTTTTATATTCCATAATATCAGAATTAGCCAGTCTGCGTACAATGATAATCTTTCCTGTATTTGGATGTGCCCAACCTTGTGGGGTTGGTACTGCATCCTTACATCCTTTAGGTGGTTTAATCATAGTCTTATTCTCCAGAAAGTTTCATTTTAGCCAGCGCAGCTCGCATGCCATCAATTGGGTTTGCAGGAATAGGATTAACTGGTTTTGTATCACCAGCAGTCTGGTCACCAGGTCTAGCAGGAGTTTTGCTTAATGCTTCGTATTTATTCTTCTTATAAATCTCTTCAGCGTCAAGGGCAACTTCCATGTTATGCATATTTACGAAGTCTTTCTTCTTACCCATTGGGATGCTGCCTTCGCCATTGTTCATCTGCTTGTCAAAAGTATCAGATGTTGCTTTTGTTGGACGATGCTGTGCGGTACCAGCGGCTTCTTCTACAGACTCTTTGTTGGCAATACGATCTCTAGCAGCTAATTTCTTCTGAGCCATATCTACACCAGAATCACGCTTTTTATACTTAATAGCGTTTTTCTTCATTGCTGGAGTATCAGGAGCAAAGTCATGACGGCGTCGAGCGGCATTAGAGTAGCTGTCACCAGCCTTGTCTCTTTGCTTAGAAGCTTTCTTTGCATAAGATTTCATTGTCTTAGTAGAAAGCTCATCAACTTTTGCTTCTTCTACTGGCTGCTCACACTGGCACTCGCCATCTGGTCCACACTCAGCACAACCAGCAGACTCATCTACCTTCTTAGCAGTGTCATGCTTCATAGTGGCTTTGTATTTCTTACCACCAAAGTCAAAGTGGGACTTACCAGCTTTCTTAGCAGCTGCAGCTGCACCCATAAAGTGCGATACGTCGTCATCTAGGATCGACTCTGGCACCCATGCAGCACGTTCAACAGACTCGTTTTTTCCTACATGTTGTAAAACTTTGTCTATAACCCGGTTTCGGTTATCCCTATGCTCGGGGTCGCCTTGAAAATGAGTTTCTTTGCCCTTATGAAGAACTTTGTAACTATTATGAGTACTTATAACTTTAGTATGTTTACCTATATCAAAGTGATCGTGCTTTGAGCCATCAGGTCCAGTTTTTGTTGAATGGATATGACTAATTCCACTTTTATTAAAATCTCTCTTCAACATACGAGAATTTGTTTCTCTTCTGTCATCCAAGCGAGATTTAGCAGCTTTTGTATTATAAGCCACTGCCTCTGATTGATTCTGTGCCATTTCCATCAAGGCTTCATACATAGATTTAACAGACATTTTTTTATTCCTTATTACTTATTGAACAGGTAGGTGATTAAGGTGCCAAAACCACCCACCACGCCTGTAATGATTATCCAACTAATTCTATTTATAATATTTACAGTTATCTGATTTTTTTGAACGATCTTTTCCATCTCTGCTAGTTTATCATAGATGGTGTAAATATCTTTTCTTAGGATCTTATGATCTTCTTCTTGATTAATCAGTTTTTCCTCGACTCTTGCCATATGAACAAGAACTTCAGAGAGCTTATCAATCTTAGTTTCAATTCGATCCATGCGCTCTGCGTTAGTTGCCATTAGTTATCTACCTTTGCTCCAGCTCTCCATTGGTAACAAGACCAGTACCTAGCTTTCCATTTAGGTCCTGGGTTTTCACAATTATGTCTAGCACGAAAGCTTTTGCGGCGATTAGGATCGTCACGTTTGATTTCCATATTTGGATCACCAAACCCCAGCTTAATTACATTACCTTTTTCGTTTTTAACATAAACATAAAATTTCTTTTTACCGTCATTAGAACGGAACGGGTCGTTAAGCTTTACCTTACGACCTTGATATTCAGACTGTTCTACCAGAGGTGGCTCATCTATGTAGCAACCGAACGACTTCATTTTGCGGCCTGCTTTGCTCTTTGCTTTTGTTGCATACCGCGCAGCTTTTGCCTGTATTGTTTACGCTGATCTAACTCTTGCCTAGCTTTTTCTCGTTCAGCATTTTTTTCATCGCGTTTTCTACGGGCATCTGCAACTTTTACGGGATCAAACCGGTCTCTAGCTTTTTTAGCTGCATATGCTGCACCACCAATAGCGCCTAAAGCAGCAACTCTTGTTGCTGTTGCTGCAGCACCTTGAAAACCAACTTCCATTAATGCATCGTGATTCTTAATAGCATATGCATTAGCTTCGTCTTCATTATCAAACTTAGCAACCTCTTTACCGTCTTTATTGTAGACACAATACATATCACCTTTTTTAGCTACGTGCTTGGTTGGGTCCATTTTTTCATCTACACGATCATTAGTCTTAACGATGTTAGATTTATTAGGAACCATCCGCACCTTCTTTTTACCGGTAATAGGATCATTGTACATCTGAGGCTTTAAAGCAGCAGAGCGATTAGATACTTCATTATCTTCACATGCTTTGGTTTTATTGCGTAATTCTTTAAACTTCATTATCGGCTCCCAAACTCGTGACCTGCTACACGTTTCATTTGATTAGTAAACTCTTTATAAGAAGGCTTATCTTTGTAAAGCTTAATAGAAATCTCAGGCCGGTCTTTACCTTTAATTCTCCACTTATAACCTTTTTCTTTATGCTCGGGCTTAGTAGTCTTTACAACTCTGCGCTTATACCCAGCTTCCCAAGATTCAGATTTACCTGGACCTTCATCTACTTGTCCAGGAGTCTTCTTTTTTGTATGTTTAGTATATTTATCGGTACCAATTTCATAGTACTCTTTAAACCGTTGCATTTCTATAAACCTATTTTACACCAAATGTATGGCTAGTGCTATATGCCGTTTTAGATGCAGTTGCTGCAGCGCTGCTATTATTCATAGCATCTTTTTTATTTTGGCGATGTTCAGCATCGTGTGTTCCGCCAGATTGTCTATGCATACTAATTTCATAGTGGTGGTCAGAAGCATCCTGGTGCAGATCAGCTGCTTTATCATGTTGCTTAGCAGCAGCCTCATGTTTTTGTCCGCCAATCTTACGGTGCTTTTTGGCCATTTCTTTATGATCATCAGCATGGTCCTGGTGATGATCTGATGCAGATCGAGAAGTAGCGCCTTTTGGCATATATTGATTTTCTTTAATAACTGCTTCAGTTAAATTCTTTTTAAAAGTAAAATAGTCCATTAGTTTATTTCCTTACTTTAGCAGCTAAATCTTTATCTGCTTTGCCCCAGGTACCAGAAGATTTGGTTACAAATGAATTGACCCGAGCCATTCCCCATTGTTGAGGAGTGGTCCCGGGCCTATGTCCTGTTTTCCATGCAGCTACACCACGATTATATACTTTTCGCAAAATACCTAATGGCATACCACTTTTTTCAGCTTTGTTCTTTAAGCCTTTAGTTGCATCTTCATTTAAATATGATTTGAAACTAAGCATTGAACTCTCCATACATTTGTTTAAATCTTAGTGTGTGTTTAGATGGCTTAGTCTTTGCGGACTTATCTCCAGGAGCAGCCTTATAGGCTTTAGGGTCATCATCAGCCATCTTGGCCTGCTTCTTGAATTGCGCATCTCTTTTAACTTTAGTAGACTTAGAAAGGCCTTTATGGTATGCAGCAGGCTGTGAACCCTTACGATCCTTGATATCAGCATCTTGTGCTTCAGGTACACAGTTAGGTACTCGTTTGCCGTTCTTAGTTTTCATTCCTACTTGCTTATAGTTATCCCAGCAAGCCTCTTCCACGGAATCAAGCCACACTCTTTTCTTTTTTCCATCAAACTCTACAATTAAATAGTTTGATCCTCGGTGAGTTACAGTAGCCAAATCTCCAGATTCTTTTAGTACAACTTCGCTACCAATAGAGAATAGTTCGCCGTTAACATAATCCTCACGTGTTTCGGAAACTGGCGCCAACATAACATGTTGAATAAATGATTTATTTTCATTTAGATTCATTCCTTTTCGAACTGCATTAAACAGATCTTTTGCTAAGGCGTCGTTTGCTCCTTTAGGAAGACCCATGGAAAATTTACGGAAATCATTATTCTTAGCATATTCGCGTTGCTTAGAAGCCGATACACCTGATACATCATCCGAATCAGGGTCACGCTCTCCGGCAGAAATTACTTTAATAGTGTCAAACTCGTATTTACCGTGCCTTGCTTCTACACCATTATATTGCTTAAGTAAATCATTGAATTTTTTAACTCTATCAGAACCGGCAATTAGAACTAAATTCTTATAGCCTTTATTATGTATGTACATAACTGAATCAAGAAAAACCTTTGCAGACTTATCCATAATAATATTTCTTGCGTGTTTTGGAAACATCTTACGCATGAATTTAATTTTAGTAGAATGGTCTAATGGATTCTTTTTAGTATCGGTTGCCTGAGAGGCGAAGATAAAGTAATCTTTACCTCTGGCAGTCTTAGCTAACTTATCTACTAGCTTTTCGTGACCAGTCGTCGGTGGATTAAATCGCCCATAAACGAGATAACCTACGGAGGACTGTTCTTCTAAATATCGCTTAAATCCATTGATCATAATTAGTACATTCCCGGGGCTTTAGGACGTGACTTACCTTGACGTCTTGAAACATCAAGCTTTCTTTTAGTTGGTAGAAGTCTCATAGAGATTCTACCCATTGCAGGCTGGTGCTTAGTAGCAATACGCTTTTCGATACGAGACTTTTGAGCGTGGCTCATACCTCTTTTACTTTTACCACCATAGAACCTTTTGGTGATAAGATCAGTAGCAGTTCTACGACCACGTCTTTTTAATCTATTAAGTGTGGCAGGACGGCGGAGTGCAATTTTCTTTTGACGCTGAAGCTTTTGCTTATAGCGACGTGCAGCAATTGCTTTCTTACGTCTACCTTGAAAAGATAGTACTTCAGAAAGGGCTAAAGACTCCCCCTCACTTGGAGAGGAAGTCTCAGCTAAAGCAGAGAGGAAGTCTTTGAACCCAATCATATTAGAACTTAAAGCCTACGCCGACTTTAAGACCATCAGCAGTAGTAGTCCAATCGTTGACAGTAGTATCGTCATCGTCGTCAATAACGTCTACAGACCAACCGTAGCTAATACCAATAGAAGCACGCTCGTTCAGATCATGCGAGTAACCTACACCGTATGAAGCACCACCCCAACCGAGGTCTACTTCACCAGCAGAAGCCAGATTCATAGAAGCGCCTACCCATGCATACTCACCGCCAATAATGCCAGGAGTCATTTTCAAGGTAGGATCAACAGTAAGATCACCCCAGGTGTTACCGTCGCCACGACCAATCAGGTCACCGCCAGAAGCACCCCAAGCATAGTTAATGCTTGTATCAAGGGAAGCAAGACCTAAGTCCATACCGGTACCTACACCAACGGAGTAGTCATCGGCAGTATTGTCGCCACGGTCTTTAAGTGTAAAACCTGCATCTACGCCAAAACCAGCGACGCCCAATTCTGCACCAACGGTCCAATCGGCGTTACCTTCTAAATCGGTAGATACGCCTACAGTCGCGTTGGACATAAGAGCATCATTACCAGCGGCATCTTGTGCAATTGCAGGAGCGGCTACGGACATAGCCACAATTGCGGAAATAAGATATTTCATATCGTTCCTCATTATTTACTCCAACCCGAGAGAATCGTTGGGTCAAAGTTATTTGTTGAAAATTCATAACGATTTACTAGCTTAACAGCATTACCAGCTAGCTTATCAATAGCGACGTAACCTTCAGGTTCAGTTGATCTAAACCCTTTGGTTGTTTTTAAGAACGTTTTGATGTTCTTAATACTGTTCAGTTTATTTATAAGTAATAACTTTGCAGACACAATTGACTTTTGAAGGTCAAACATAGCTTTCAAGCTTTTCTTATTATCAGAAGAAAAGAACTTCAATACTTCAGACTGTTTATTTTTCCAGTTCTGCTTACCTTTTTCGGTTTTTTTAGTATCGATTTCTTTCTGATATTTATCACTGATAAACTGAATCAGATTCCGTACATGTTGAGTAGTATCACCTATTTGTGTATTGCTTCTAACAAAGGTGTTATTAAACCGCTCAATCATTTCAGCTAGCTTTCGATCTTTTTCTAGATCTTTAAGAGTAGAACTCTTAACTTGATTAAATAACTTACCTGCTTCAGATAAGTGTTTATTAACTGCTGTAGTTTCTTTGTCTGACAAAGTTGCCACATTAGTTAAATCTCTAAGCATGGCATCTTGTTGCCACACACTTGAATTCTTTTTAAGCTTAGTAACATCCACACCATAAGATGCTTTCATGTTTTCGAAGCTGTCTCCGACGTAGGTTGTGTGCCAGACAACTCCAATTTGCGCTTTTCTAATTTCTTGAGCGTCCTTACTGCTCTTTTCGATAGCATAGACAATCTTATTAGGATGAAACGCGATGTAATCCACTCCATCGATCTTTTCGGATAAAAGAGTAGATTTTGTAAAAAGTAAATCACCTTGAATAACTCCTTTAATGCCTAATCCAGAAAAATACTTTAGTGACATCTTCAACTTTTCAGCGAGGTCACCAGATGCATCTGCATCGATATCTGCATTAGTCTTATATACTTTGGGATTCTTGTTGAAGATGCCTTTTTTGGCAACAAAGAACTTACCGTCAGTAGGATCAGTACCACAAAATATTGCTGGTGCACCATCCCACTTAACACTGACATTACCAGAGTGTTGACCCTTCATCATGTCACGAAGTGATCTGAGAGCCATGATGGCATCTCTAGTTCCTTTGACTCCACCATACAGAACATTGTCCTCAATGTGAGTCATATGAGTATTTTTTTGTTCGGCTACAAACTTTTTAAACGTTTTCATGTTGGGTAATGGTTATCCAAAAACGTGATTATCGATAAATGTTTTACTGAGTTCACCAGTTGAATTGGAATCACCAATCCTTCGACAGTTAACATAAACTTCAGTTCCTGTTTTAAACTGTCGAATACCTAACGGCGCATTTGGTGCGCTGTCATTGTTGTACTCCCAATATGGGTAATTGCTACTATCGCCTGTGATTATTGGAACAAAGGGCATATTAGTTATCCACCAAAATTAGATCAAAGATTGCTCCAGCCCCGGTTGTACCTTGAGCTTTAACCCGTATTTCAATATCTGTTTTTTCAGTAAACACTAAAGGAACTGGATAGTCAAAGGTTACTGCAGAACCAAATGTTCCAAATTGACCTTTAACGTTAAACGTGCCGCCAAATGGTCTAGATAAAATTCTAAAGATTGTACCTGTGTCTTTTTCAACGTTACCTTGAAACTTAAGAAGGTATGCAGTCTTTCCAGCCGGCACCGTATAAATTGCCATAAGAGTTTGTCCAGCGTCGGCTGGCATAGTATCAATTGTTACAGAATCAACATTAACAGAAATATTACCCACATGCGCAGTATTAGCAATCATACGAAATACCCGAATAAACTGGGCTACGGTATCTTTCGTACCACTAGCATTAAGTGTAACAGTTTCTGTGATTTGATTATAATTAGAATCTAGTCCTTGAATTTCAATCTCTACGCCAGAGTCGGTAGCTCCGGAAGAACTAGTAATAGTAGCTACAGTTGCTGAAGATGGATACGAGTGTGTTCCACCAGAATCAGTAACTACTTCAAATCCAGTGCCTACTGACGGATTAAAGCCAAACTTATTAATGTGAGAGTAGCCAGTGACTTCACCACCAGCAATAGGGATATTCGATGCCGAACCAGCAGTATTTAAAATGTTGCCATCTTTGTCGGCGATCATTACTACTTCATGAATATTATCTGAGCCAAACTTACTTTGTCGGCTGACTGAATATTGTGCCATCGATTATCCCATGTGATCTAATGATTGTATACTAATATATTTATATCTTTTATTTTTCTAGCTTCATCTTAAAACCGAGTTTATTTCCAGCAGAATATCCTGCCCATCCAAATTCAAATTTAGCCTCTCTAAAGAAATTACTAGAAAACTTAATTTGATTAGTTGCAACGTCAACATTAACCTGAATTAAAGTTACTTGTCTTGCTACATTATTTAGTGACTCTTTTATTTCTTTACTAGAATTTAGAATTTTCCAAATGGATTCACCTAATGGAGAAATGATTAACCGTGCTGCATCGCTTCCTTGCAAAATTTTATCTGTAAGTTTTGTGTTAAGTGATTTCCAGAAAGGGTCTAGTTCTTTTATGATATCATCTCGGCCTTTTGAATCTAACCATTTATTTACCGAATCTAATGTAATTCTTTTGTAATCCGTGCCCATAATCCTAGCTAGTTTTTTAATAGCATCAGTTTCCATAAATTGATGAAGCATAATCATTTGCTCCTTCATAGAATGCTTAGATACAATATTAAAGACTCCCAGTGATTTTTCTTTAGTATGGTCAGCATTAGCAGTCTTGGCTCGGTTTTCGATTGCATCAATGATGTTCTTAATAGTAACCTTACCGCCACCTCCAGACTTTACTGAGATGGGATAGTGAACTCCAAATCGAATTCCATAAAAATCGATTAATTTTTCGTTAGATGCAAGTGGAAACGAAGCCTCTTTGAACTTTAGGTTTTTCATTGCCCAGATGCTGGCCATAATTTCACCAAAGTCGGCTGAAACTTTGGCTAAATCTTTTCTAGTAAAATTATGTTTTTTACTAATTCGTATGTTATTGCCCGTTTTGTTTGAATCTTCCAGTAAGCACATCAAAGACTCTACAATCTCTGCATCATAGATTGTATCTAATTTTGCTTTAGTCTTTATCATAACATCTCGAGTAGATAAAGATTTTCCCGCAAGACCCAAAGTATCAGGAGATAGGTCTTTATTATTAAATAGCTGCTTTACTTTACTACTAGCGCCTACGTTATTATTAACCCATGGAAGAACAGTTCCCATTGGAATATTTTTAACGTCTTGTGTAGTAACTAAATTAAACGT